CCGCCTCCAACCGTTGCAATAGCATTGCCAAACGCTTGCATTGCTTTACGGGCTTCATCGGCACTCATTCCGATAGCTTGCAAGTTGATACTGCCTCGTGTCGCTTCTTCTAATCCTATACCGGGTAACTTTGCAACTTCACGAAGTTTGCTAAATTCAACCTCTGCGAGTTCGGCCGAACCCGTAAAAGAAATTAACCCACGTTTTAAAGCGTCTATTTCTCCAAAGGCATATAAAGAAGCCGCCCCTAAAGCTAAAATAGGCGCGGTTAAATTCATGGTCAAAGACTTGCCGACATCTTGCAACTGCTGACCCGCCCTTTGCATTTGCCTTGCTGCGTTCTGCATAGCCGTTGAAAATTGGCTTATATCTGCCCCGAATCGGACGTTTACTGCTGCGTATCTTGACATTTTACTTTAGTGTTTTCGGGAATAGTTCGTCAAACTTTTTAATATTTTTGTTTATGAAATCCCCTTTATTTTGTTTTTTATTTTCCCAATTGAAAGGCATTAACTCTTCTGGTGTTACTTTAAAATGCCCCCTTATTGCACACCATCCAATAAAGCGGGTTTGTTCCCATTCGTTCTGATACTTTTCAAACGCCCCTTCTTCTAAGGCCATAAACTCGTCTAAAGTTAGCCTCCAAAAATCTTTTGGCCTTACACCGTACTTGCCAACCGCTCTTTTGTATAAATCTCGAATGTCGAGTTTTAAGCCGCTTTCGGTTGCCTCTTTTTTGGGCTGTTTTCTTCTTTGTGGTCGGTTAGCTTGATGTATGAGGTTAACTCCGCCATGCTTTCTAAACTTACCCGCCTTACAAAGTTTTTAACGGTATAATGGAAATCGGTTTCTGTTTCTTCGCAAGCATCCGCAATACCGAAGTAAAGCAATTTAATCATGCAAATCCCATCATCAATAGTGGTTTTAACATCGTCTGGTATTGGCTCCCCTTTCTTTTGCAGTTCTGCGGCTAATTTAGCCTTTGCTGCTATTTCGGAGAGCCAATCCATAGATTTACCTGTTTCCTTTGCCCATTCGTTAAAAACAAGCATATTAAATTGTACGGGGTATTCAGCCCCTTCAAATGGTACTTTCGTTTTAGTTACTATCATTCGTTTGTTTTTTATGCTTTTACTGTTTCAGCTAGAACTCCTGTCCCTTCAAAAGATACCGAAAAGGTGCTATTAGCCTCCATTGTATCGTCTTTGTCTAAAGAAGTCAAAAAAGCCGAACCGCTGTAATAGTTATCCCCTACTACCTCTGAACTTATTTTTATTGTTACCGCCGTACGTGCTGTTATTGCTGCGAATAAATCACTAAAGCCATAACTCGCATCTTCAGCGAATAAAAAGTCGCCCGAACCTTCCCAATTCAATAAACCTCCTAATGCGGTTTTCCAACCCGAAGTATCTTTATTAGTCGTGTCGCGGGTTGCCATCTTGATACCAAATTTGCTTGTAGTACCATTTAGTATTTTAGTAGAACCGACATAAATCCCGATTAAACTACCGTTACCAATTCCTGTTGTTGCCATTTTTTATAATATTTATAAGTTAATTTCTGCTATACCTTCGGCAATTAATTCGGCTGCATATCCCGAATCTACCGTTAAAACTGTGTTTTCTTTTTTCATAGTTCCGAAAGGGTGTTTCCAATCCTTTAAAATCTTAACTTGAACATCCCCGTTTATAATCGGTTCTTTTTTATCCTTTTTAGCCATTTTTATACCTTTTGCCTTGTTTGAAAATCCATTGTTTGTCTATAACATTTTGCAATGTCATCGTATAATTTAAGTGAATAAGTTAATCGAATATGGTCAAAGACAATGCCGTCTGCCGTGCCTCTGTAACCGTCTAAAATAGTTCTTACCCGTGCGCCTATAATGTTCCTTTCTGTTATGTCATTTGCGTAAACATCAACTTGAACCATAGGAACATCCAAAGTACTAACCCCGTCTTTTGTATCGCTAAACTCGCCTGTTGTTTCGGTATAAACTATTAGAGGCCGTGCCATGGTTTCTGCTGCAATTTCTTGAAATACCGAAGTCGTAGTAGCAAGCATAGCCATTAACGTGATATCGCTTGTTAAAATCGAATATATGCCTTGCTCGGTGTTCATCTTGCGTTTAAACCTAATCTTTGTGCGTTTGAAACGATATACCTTGTAATGTCATCGCTTAAATTATTTGCAGCCGTTTGCATTTGAGGTGCTGCGCCTCTGCTTATAAAATCGTTTTTGCTTATATGCTGCGTTCCACGTGCCACAAAAAAACCATACCAACCATCAACTTTTGACCTTTTGTTGATACCAGCGTACGTGTCAACCTTTGTGCCTTTTCCGAACGCTTTTACACCGATTGATTTTTTTAAGTTACCCGGCAACGTATTATAAGCACTTGATTTTACATTTCTTGATTTACGAACGTTCGCTGCGTTTTGCTGCTTGTTTCGATTCCCGTATTTACCGCCGTCTTTTCGGTTTGGTGTTATCGCTTTAATCCCCTTTGCAACTGGCTGCATATTTTTTACCATTATGCCCTTCATTGCTTTGGTTTTTACCGTGTCGGGTAAATTCCTTACTGCCTGTAAAACTTGCTCAAATCCTACTAATTCAACTCTCATACCCGTTTTTCAGTTACAAGTTTTAACATCTCCTTTCGGCCTATTTCGTTTACTCGTTTTACATCGTAATATTTCGATTGATAGTAAACTCTTATTGTTTCATTAATCGTTATATCTTGCCTCCAACGGATTGTAAACTCAACGGGGATAATTGAAGTTTCAACTCCCGCCTCTTCGCCTTCGTTCATTGCCATTGTAGCCGGGTATCTCACGCCCGCCCAAACTACATCTAAAGTTGACCACGTTTTAACCGTGCCGCCTTTTGAATCTTTTGTAGCGGTCATTGCTTGCAAAGTAATTCTTCTGTCCATTTTTCCGATTATCATAAATAATAGCCTTTAACATACAAATCCAAAAGCACTCTAAAATTAATCGGTAATTCGTTTACGGCAAAAGTTGTTTCATTTTGGCGATTTTCGTAAAAACTGCCAACAATAACATTTAAAGCCTGTATAATACCCGCATCAATCGTGTTTATATCTGAATGTCCTGCGGTAAAGTGAACCTCTAAGCCGTTAAAAATATCACTTTGAATAGACGGAGTATTTAAAAATTTAACCCTTGTTGGGCAATCTTTTAAATCTGTAACGTATCCGCTTGTCATTGTGGTAAGCGTACCGGCTGAATTATAGTATTTTACTGTTATTGAAGTAATCGGATATTTGACAATTTCAATATCCTCGTAGTTATCGAAATAAGCAATAAAAGTACTTTCTAATAATACTCGGTTTGTGTATTGCTCAATAAAAGAAGTTGCAGACTTTACCCATGCGCTGATTATAAAATCTTCAACGCTACCATCGACTTTTAAGCGGTTTTTAATGTCGCTTAATTCAACGGGTAAAATTGATGGAAAAGTCTGCTGAACTATCTTCATTTAAATTTCTTCTACAAAATCAAATTTTACTAAATACTTGATAGTGTTCATTGTTTCTTTTACAGGTTTGCCATCGGCATCCTTAACAATGTTTCCTTTGTCTTCTTTAACATAGGTAGTTGTTAATTTTGGGTCAACATAACCCAATTCGCCTTTGTTGTAACCGTAACCAGCGTTTAGTCCATTTCTTAGCCATTTTACGTTCGGCTTAACTTCGTTTTCTGTTTTGTCTGCCATAATTTGTTAATGTTTATTACTGCCAAAGCCCCATTTAAGGGGCTAAAGCATATGAATGATAGACTAAAACGCTTAGGTTGTTAAAATGTCAAGACAAGCCGCGAAAGATTCCGCACGTCTTACAATTATATCGTAATACCCGTTTGCAACAACCTCGATTTGATTCGATTTAGCAAGCGTTACTCCGTCAATTACAAGGTCGATACCGCCCCATTGTAAAATCATTAAATTATTGAAGTTACCAAAGTACATTGATGAACAAACCCCGCTTGATGAACCTTTTGTTAAGGTGCTTGGCATAGAGTTTGAAACGTAAACTTTGTAACCGTTCAAATAGTCGCCATTATCCCAAAGGTATAACCCAGAACCCGCATCTTTCAAAACGGTTTTCATTTTACCTCGAACCTTTGAGTTTGTTACATAGCAAAGCGAACCTTGCATTGCGTTATCGTTTGCAACTTCGGTTTCAAGTCCTACTGCCATTGCCCATGTTGGGGCAAGTCCGTTAGTTCCTAAAGCATAAGAACCAATTCCGGCGGTTGCTGAAATACCTGTTGGTTGATTTGATGAACCCGAACCGATTAAGGCTGCTGTATCAACGGCAACCGCGTGAGTTCTAATAAGGTCGTTTCTTACAATTCTTTCGGCATCCATTGTAGTTTGGCGAAGTAGTGTTTTAGAAATAGGGGTTGCATTACCGTACCGTTTAGGCGAACCGCTTAACTGTCCGTGTACGTTATCGGCTGCTGTAATTGCGCCTGTTTCAGTCAACCATGCACCGCCCGCACTTGTTACAAGTTTAGGAATATCAATGTTTCCAACCAAACCGCCCATAAACTGCGCTCCGGCCTTTACAGAAACAACGGCATTTCTAAGCAAGTCGATATACTCGCCTCCTAACTTTTCAGTTTGGATTAAATACCCGGCTTTTGCCGTGTCGCCTGTTGATGTGGTCAGTGCACGTTCTTCGCCCGCTAAAATAAACGCTGGGATTACTTGACCTTTTGGTGTAATGTTTGATGAAATCATTTCACGCTTACCTTCTTGATGAATTTCAGCGTTAACCCCTGTCATTCTGCCTTGTGATTCGGCTGCATCAAGGATAAAAGAACGGTACGAAAATACCGATTTCATTTGCTCTTCATTGTCGGTGCTTCCACCTTTAACGTAAGCAGCTACTCCACCTTTTGAACGCTTTTCAGCATCTTCAATAGCCTTTTCGCGTTTTTCTTCCTTGTCAATGTCTGAACTCAAGGTTTCGATTTCGGCAATAACCTCACTAAACCTCAATTCTTCGGCTGGTGTTAAAGCCTCGCGGGCTTCAACCTTCGCATTTAAGGAGGTTAGCTCGGTATCGAGTAAGCCTCGTCTTTCCTTTAATTCAATTGATTTTTTCATTTTTGTTTTATTTTGTGTGCTTTGTATAATTTTTCTAATCTTTCAAAATCGGTT